GCCCAGCCACAGTCGACGCAGCACCTGTTGCGCCAGTTGGCCCGGTTGGTCCCGTCGGCCCAGCCACAGTCGATGCTGCGCCTGTTGCGCCGGTCGGCCCAGTCGGCCCAGCTGATCCAGCCGGACCCGTCGGCCCGGCCACCGTTGAAGCGGCGCCCGTAGCGCCTGTCGGACCCGTTGGACCTGTCGGCCCAGCCACAGTCGAGGCAGCGCCTGTCGCCCCCGTCGGGCCTGTGGGGCCTGTGGGTCCAGTTGAACCTGCCGGCCCTGTCGGACCAGCGGCAGTTGAAGCAGCGCCGGTCGGCCCTGTGGGTCCAGTTGAGCCAGTCGGTCCTGTTGGACCGACCACGGTCGAGGCGGCGCCCGTCGCGCCCGTCGGCCCGGTCGGCCCGGCCACAGTCGATGCAGCGCCAGTTGGCCCCGTTGGCCCGGTCGATCCCGTTTGACCTGTCGGCCCAGTTGGGCCCGTCGGACCGGCCACGGTCGACGCCGCGCCGGTCGCGCCCGTTGGCCCAGTCGGGCCAGTCGGTCCGACTTGCGTATACATGACCTGCTGGAGCGTCAGGATGACGCTCGGCGTTGCTGGGGTTGTTGGCGAGCTACCAGATGGGAGCGTCTCAAGCGATACGAGCGTGCTGTCCGCCGACCACCAAAGCTCGATGTAATCATTGGCGGCGAGGGACGTCCCAATCAAATTTACAGTGCCAACTGCATACCCGTATTCGGATGCGCTTTTGCGAGCGGGAACATGAAAACGGGTATTGCTGTCGGGGTAGTCCGATCCGTTATAGCGGAGCCAGACATCGACGTAATGAATGGCGTTGTCCGTATTCTGTATCTGCAGCGAAAAGATCATGCTGTAGGTTGCCGGGTTGGCAATAACGACACGACCGGGAGACGTCAGGCTGACACCAGAACCAGCCTGCAGGGTGTTTATGTTTACAATCTGCGCCGTGCCCACGCTCGCGAAAGATTGATCTGTGGTGTCGACGAGAGATCCGTAATAGCCAATCGCGCCACCAGCCCCGACGGGTCCGGTCGGGCCCATTGTACCCGCGGGGCCGGTTGGTCCGGTGTTGCCAACAGGACCAATAGGTCCAGCCGATCCCGTTGGGCCAGTCGGGCCAATATATTGGAGAAACTGACCAAACGTCGCCCGTTTGGTCACCCCGTTTTGAACGACGATTGTGCTGTCAGTCCCCGTCGGCGCAGTCGCCAGCGGGAGCTGAGAGATCTTCGTCGGGATAAGGTTTGTGGGGACGTTCGGGTTTCCGGTCATGGGATCAGATACTCGGTGCCGTTGTCATTGATGATGAACAGATCCCCATCTTCAGAAATGGTTCCGAAGTCATCCAGCGCCACGGGAATATCCGGGCGGGGGAAGTTCAAAGCGATTTGTTCGGGCTGGCGCGCCGCCAGCCTGTAGGGGTCGAATTGATCGAGATCGTCCCGGCACACGCGCAGGCCGGGAAAATTCGGATCCGACATGAGATCGTCGAGCGAAAATTTCCGGCTGCAGCGTCCGCAGATGCCGATGCCGAAAGTCGATTTTCCGCGGGGATCGAGAAAGATGCTCATCTGGTATACGGGCTGATGTTGGGAGCAAAATAGATCGGCGAGTTGTCGCGCTCTTCATCTTGCGCCAATTTCAGCGCTTCGTCAGCCGTCATCTTGATGGGGCCGAGCAATTGCGGATCGAGATCTGGCAGTTCCTGCGCGAGACGCCACGACAGCTGCCAAACGATGGCCTCGTACCAGCGCTGCGGGATGTCGAGCGTCTCGGTTAGAGACCCGACATCCATGATGTGGCGCTCGCGCCAGACGATGAACTGGGCGAACATCGAGCCGTCATTTGTCACCGGCCACATCCGCATAATCGGCGTGTCGCGCTGGCGGTCGAGCCAGTATTGCAGTGGGCGTCCCTGAAAGACCTTGTTCGGGAGGTTCGTGTAATCGTCGCGGTTCAGCCGGGCGAGCGGGATCTCAGTCGGATTGTTTGCGGCATAGAATTCGGTGACGTTGAGCGTGGCGCCGCCGGTCTCGCGCATGCGGAAATAGTTGACCGGCTGCGTCCCGTCGATGTCGTACCACTGCCAAGCGCCGGCCGTGTAAGCGACGGCCCCGGGCGACAGGCACGATGTCCACACGACGCCGTCGTTCGACCATTCGAAAACGATATTGTAGGTCGCACTGGACGCCATCATGACGCCAACCGTGGTCACCTGTGTCGGCGATCCGTAATAGTCGATCTGGATGTTTCCATCCGGAGTTGTCTGCTGACAAGACGTCGTCAGGTTCCCGTCGAAAGCATAATCGACGATGCCGCCGGCGGAAGAATACTGCGTCGTGCCGCTTTGCCGAGACAGCCAGCGATAGTTGGCGTTGAGCACATCGACTGTTCCCTGCGGTAGGGTGATGGCGCCGACGCCGACATAAAGCGGCATGATCTCCTTCTGAATGCACCAGAGCGGGAAGCCTTGATTGGCGAGCGAGCTCAAGAGCAGATAAAGGTTGTCCTTGGCGGTGTCGATCAGCTCAGATGTGATCTGCTGTGGCTGCATGCGACAACGCCGGAAGGCGTGATCGATCACCTTCCGGGTTTGAAAAACGGTCTGCGAGATCGTTCCAGAAACAGCCACAGCGAACCTCTTAGCACTTCACCTTGCCACCCTTGCGCATCGCAGCAGGGGCCGCTTCCGGCACTGCGCCAGACGCCGCCTTGGCGAGAGCCGCGCGGATTGCGCCGACGTTCGGGCGAGGCCTCTGGCCAAGAGCAGGGGGCGCGGCCGCCGGCGACGGGATCATCGGCCCCTGTGGCGCCACAGGGACGACCTTGGGCACAGCGAGCTTCTTGGGAGCCATACCCTTGACCGGCATCTTTGACAGCGGACCGCGCCTATTCAGAGAAGCCTGTTGCAGGGGCGAGCGCGCCCCACCTTCAGGCATACCGCCGTCGGCCATCTTGACCTCGCCGCCGTGGCGCAGGCCTTTCATCGATTGCTGGCGGTCGTGCTTCTCGTCGAGCTTGGATTTCTCCCAGCTCTCCATCGACATGCCGTGCTTTTTGGCGAGCTTACGATCCTGCGCAAGGTCTTCTTTAGAATGCTCCCATTCCATGTGCGAGACCTTGCCGCCGGCCGCCTTGCGCGGCTTCGCCTTCTCGACCTCGTTGTAATAGTCGCGGTCACGCGATTGTGGGATGCGGCCGCTCTTGATGTCCTTGACAGGGACGGATTGGGCGCTGCCACCTGCGCTCATCTTCTTGCTCTTGCCCGCCTCGCTCAGAGCGATGGCGATGGCCTGCTTGCGGCTTTTCACCACCGGACCCTTCTTTGAGCCCGAATGTAGTTCGCCGGCTTTGAATTCATGCATCACCTTGCCAACCTTCGCCTGCCCGCCTTTGGCGTAGCGGGGCGCGCTGTCGGCCTCTTCGAGGCGGCGCATGTAGTCTTCGTCCACCGGGATGTTGCTACCCGGGACAGTCGCCTTGCGGCGCTGCTGCTTGCGCATGGATTGGCGTTCGCGGTCGCTCAGAGCGCCGCCGGACTGACCGCGCTCCAGATCGGCCATGTATTCGCTCTCGCTCTCATAATCGCGGGCCCCGCGATGCAGCTCAGCATCGCTATCGCTGACCGCCCCGCCCTCATTTTTGCGCATCGGCCTCTTCGCCGGCATGCCGATCATAATCATGAGGCCCGGCCCCTTGGCCCGCGACTTACCGGCGGAGCCCGACACCTTCCCGCCTTCGGCATACATCGGCTTTTTGTCCGAAGAGCAGCTGCCGGTGTACCCGGCGCCAGACGGAAATTCGAAATCTTTGACGTAACGAACAGCCATTTTATTTCCCCTTGCGCCGGGAGACGGCGGCGTTGTCGACGAGGTTTGGGTAGGGTCGGCCAGCAGCCTTTGCTCTGGCTTTGGCGGCGGTTTTTTGTTTGGGAGAAAGCGACTTTCCAGAACCGGGTGTCGGATCAGGTTTGTCCCAGAAGGCGGCAGCGCGCCCTCCGCGGGCATAGGGGCGAACAAAAGACATGCCAGCAGAGCCGCTGAAACCGGCGCCCTTGTCGAAGGAGAAGTCGCCATATTTCGGACCCTTGGGCATCAGTTGCAGTCCCATTTGCGCAGGGATTTGTTGATCCGGCTGTTTGGGTCTTTGGCTGTTTCTGACGACGTCAGTTTCGCCCGCATACCCTTCATTCTGGCGCAAAATGATGCCCGGCGACCGGCGGCCGCCGGGCTTTTTGCTGCCTGCTTTGCGGAGACGGGCGGCTTGATGTCATGCCCTTGAGCGCGCAGAGATGCGCGCCCCTTGGCGTTCAGTCCGCCCTCTGGGTTCTTGCCTTCGGATCTTGTCCAAGCGCCGCCATCGGCCATGTAGACCGGCGTCGAGCCACCTTTCCCAAAGCGCCAACCGTTCATGCATCACCCGTAGATTTTGATGCACTCGACAATGATGCTGTAACTGTCGCCAGCCGCAGCCCCAATCGTAGTGAAGGCGATATTGCCAGTCTTGCCGGCGCCCGAATTGTTCGGAATACCGCCGAGATGCTCGCCAAATTCCATGCGATAGATGCGATCCTGCGGGATCGTCCACGCAAGGACGTCGGTCGTGGCGTCCCAAAGCAAATTCACAGCCATGCCAGTCGTTGCGGCCCAGATGCGGTTGAGCTTGAGATCCGTGCAGGCCTTACCCTGTGCGTTCACAGCGAGGTTGGCCGGGATGATCTTGTTGACCGCCGTCTCACCAGTGCCGTCGGACTGGTTGGTGAATTTCATGATGATCAGCCGCTCGCCATCAAGGAGCGTCTGAGACGTTACTGTATCAGCCATGTGGCCCTCCTAATGGGTGGGCGGGATTTCTCCCGCCCGTTTCAATTAGGCCGGGACGACGCCAATGGCGCCAGCCTGCGTGGCGTTCGGACCAGCCTGAACAGCCGTGAGGCCAATGGCAATGACGAGGCGGCGAGAGCCGTTCGCTGCAGTCGTCGGCGAGAACGTGCCACGCACATCGCCCGTCGTCGCTGTGGCAGGGGACGTCGCGTCGGCGGCCACGAAGGTGCCGGCATTGTCGGCGACCGCGCCGTTCCAACCGGTGCGCAGCAGGTAGCCGGCATCGTTGACCCGGTAAGGCAGACCGAAGATGTCGTTGTTTCCGACTGACAGGTTTCCTGCGAGAGCCGCAGAGACCGCCGCACGGGTGATCGTCTTGAATGCCTTCTTGCCGTTGACGGTGGTCGTGCCGTTGAGCGTCAGCGTCTCGGTCTGGGCCTGACCCCAATAGTCGGTGCCATAGACCGTAACAGTCTGCGTCGTGTCGCCGGCGTTGCTGGAAACAGCCGAAACCGCTCGAGCGTAATCAAACGTCGCAACGCCACCTGAGGCGGAGGCGCCGTTGATCGTCGCGTTGCCGGCGGCGGCCACAGCCTGCGCGGCCGCGACGGCGGTCGCCGACAAAGTGGCGGGGACGATGTCGAAGATGTAGACGCGGCCAAGCGGACCAACGCCAGCGAAAACGGCTCCGGGGCCAGCCCAACCTTGCGATTGCGGGCCGAGGGCCGAACCGAGCCAAAGATCATCAGAATACTGCGGCATGGTCTCCTCCTTGAAAAGTTTGACCAGTTTCGGGAGCCCCATAATGCACTATTTTAGCCGGGTTTAATAGTGGGCCGGTTTAGGTAAAAAAATTTGTGGCGGCAGATTGCTCTGCCGCCACCTCGGACTAATCCGCGTTGATAGTCAACTAAACTCCCTGCGTGCCGTAAACTCCGCGCGGGTCGGTCCAGCCCACATCGTAACGCTCGGTCGCCTTGAAGCGCATGCTGTCGGTTTCGAAGTCGCCTTCCATGCTCTTTTCGAGCGGACGACGCATCATCAGCTTGAGGCCTTCCGGTGCGTCGGTCTGGATCCACCACGCGGTGGTCGAGGTGAGACGCGACAGGTTGGCCTGACCGCCGTCGAGCAGGCCCATCGAGCGAACCGGGTTGATGTCGTTGTTGCCCGTGCCGGCGCGGAGAACGCTCTTCAGGAGCACCTCGGCTTGGAACACGTTCGACGGAGACACCACCAGCTTCTTCGGCGTCAGACGGATGCGCTTGCCGTTGTTGTCGACGGCGTTGCGGATCTGAATGAGCATCTGCTCCAGCGAGGTCTGCGACAGCGCGGCGGCAGTCGAGAGCTGGTTGGAGAAGGTGCCGTTCACGATGGGGTGGTCGGTCGCCACAAGGGATTTGCCGTCGCCGCCAGCATAGGCGCTGTTGAACGCGCGGTTGAGCACGTTCGCGGAGAGGGTTTCCTTGGTCTCGACCAGAGACTGGGCGAGATGGCGGGCATACGTCTGGCCAATGCGAATGTGGTCGCCGTCTTCGACGAGCACCTTCGTGAGGGCGAACGCAAGGCCATAGACCTTGTAGACGTAGCGCTTGATGAACAGCACGCCACCGGCCTGATACGTGACCGCGGTGCCATCAGGCAGCTCGGGCGCCGTACCGAAGCCGAAGAGGACGGGCTCTTCGTGATAGTTGCGCGGGATGCCCCGCTCTTCCCGGAAAACCTGCTTCCATTCGTCTGCACGCTGGGTGTAGACGCCGTCGAAACTCTCGTTGAGGATCGGTTCGACGATAGAACGGAAATCCGTACTGCGCATAGGAGTAGCCATGTGCGGATCTCCCTATCAGAATGGGTTCTGGGTGGAGACGTACTGGTGCTCAGAGATCTGCACCTGCACGACGGTGTAAGCATCGCCAGCGGCATTATCGATGCCGTTCGCAATACCGATGACGCGGAGCTGGGCCGCAGTGCTCGACGAAGTCGCAGCGTCCATAGTGCAGGTCGAATAACCCAGACCATTGTTCGCAGTGGCGTTCGTGAGGTCAGCCTGCTGACCGATCTCGTTTTGCGAAATCGAGCCATCCGCTTGGATCTCGTAAACGATATACGGATCCATCGTGTAGTAGGCCACGATCTCAGTGGCCGCCGCATTGGCGGGCCAGCTGGGCGAGACCACAGGACGCTGGGCGCCAGTCGGGAGATACTGGCAACCAGCGAAGACGCCGACGAAGCGCTCGCCGGCCGCAGCGGCCTGAAGCGTACCGTCGGTACCCATTTTCACGGGCTGGCCCGTGTAGAGATCAGAAGCATAGCCGGACAGAATGGTTCCGGCCATCTGACGGATGACACCCGAAGGACTATAAGCCGGGCGCATGCCGAAGGGAGCATTGGTCGAGGACATTCTCGATTTCCTTTGCCGGTTGAGGGTTTATCCGCTCCTCACCGATGTTCGAACACCGGGTCGGGCGGCGCGTCTCGCAGATCCTCAATGCCGTCTTCCTCGTACAGTTGCGACTTGCTGTTACGAGCGCGATCTCTCATGGCGTCATTCTCCGAGACCATGCGTTCCTCTTCTCGCAGCGGCGCGTCGTGGTGCGCCTCTCTCATGAGACGAAGATACAACCGCGTCGGGATCTTCGCGGCGATCATCTCGTTGACGCCAATCAGGCCGGCGTATTCGCCAGTCTTGATCGACGCGTATTCCCACCCCGGAGCCTCTTCGGGCTTCACAGGCTCGTATCCAAGACGGAAACGGGCCTGCACGCTGTCGCGTGGGTTGGTCGTACTCAGCCAGCACAAATGAAACCCGGGGATTTCCGGCAAATCAGGGAGTGCGTGCTGGTAGAAAGCATCGCGGAACATCTGCACACGATCATCGTCGGAGAGCTCGCGGTTCTCTGTTACAACGCGATCTTCCATCGCGCGGCTACGACGACCCGGATCGGGCAGCTTCTTGATACGTTCATCACCAGATATGCTCATTGCTCGCTCCTCTATCAGCGCGCTGCACCATTTTGACGGTCCCACTCTTGGAAGCGCCGGATCATCGCATCGCGCCGCTGGGGATCATCCCAAGCGCCCGCTTCTTTGATGGCATTGACCCGTGCCTCACTGAGAAAGACCTTTTTCTTCCCCGGCGACATATCCCGGCCACCGCCAACAGGGGGGCCGCGCCGCGCCGGGCGACTTTCCTCGCCATTGTAGCTCATTTCGCCGTCTTCCGCAAAACGATGCGGCAAGCGCTCCGCGAGCCGTTTGTCCAGTTCTGACCAATAGCGCTTGGTCGTCGGGTCGAAACCCTCGTTGACGAGAGACGCATCGACCGCTTTAGCGATCATGCTGTCCGGATCGTTTCCGTTCGGGTTGAACCAATCGTTGTCGGACGCCCAGTCCGCGGCGCGGCGCGCGACAAGCGCCTGCATCTGCGGGTCCTGCGCAGGGGCGGACGGCGCCGGCGCACTGATCTGTTGACGGGTGCGATTGATCTCTGCCGCTCGGGCGAGAGCCTGATCGCGGTGGCGCAGAAGCTCCGGGACGCGAGCGCCATCACCTATCTCGATGGCCTTCGCCAGCTGCTGCTCGGCGTATTGCACGCCGCCCAGAGCCTGCTGATAGTTCTGGTCGAGCGATCCCTTCTGCGCCTGCAGAGACTGCGTTTCCAGCTGCGCGAGGCGTTGCTGGAGAAGCTGGTTCTGTTGATGAAGGCTCTGGAGCTCTTCACGGGTTCGGTCGCGGGCGAAGCGTTGGCTTTCCTTACGCCGCTTGCGGTCGGCGCGCCGCTGCTCGCGGCGGTCTTCCTCGTCAGCGTTCAAAGTATCCGACAAGCGGTCATCGGCGCTGTCGTCTTCGTGCTCGACTTCCCGATCAGCGTTCGCCGCCGGCGGGTCGCCCTCGATGATCTCGAACTCTTCGTTCTCAGCTTCGAACTGCTGCTGGGTCTTCTCGGTGCTCATGGCTTACCCCTCAGAGGGAAGGTTTATCGACCAGTGGATCTTCGACGTCGCCGATCAAGTTCAGGTCGTCGAAAACTGCAAACTGGACATAGTCGTCATAGGCTTGGACGCCCGGAGGAACCTTCCGTTCAAAGCGGATGCCGCCATATTTTGGCACATAAACGTATTCGCCGACGGCGCACCAAGACCCTTCGGGCCAAGGCTCCATTGTGTTTCGATTGCGATAGGCAAGAGGCCCTATTGCGATGACCTTGGCGACCTGTGTGTTATCGCGCTCGGTGTCCTTGGTCGTTTCGGTGAAGATGATGCCGCCTGCGGACATCGATTTTGCGCCCCGGATCTGCACAAGAACGCGAGATCCAAACGGTTTGAAGCCGGGGTTTACCTTTGGGAAATACTTGCTTTCCGCCTCAGTAGTCCTGCCATCTTTTTGCGCCACGGCGAGTTGTGCCATGCTCCGTCCCTTCTTCTTCCTGCAAGAGCTCCTCAAGCAATTCCAATGCTCGACTTAGTCCTGCGAATGTTCCAACCCGGCGGCCGTATTCGAAACTCGATCCGTCGCCGGGCTTTTGGAGAGCCTCACGGGCTGTGAGGTCCAATTCTTTCTGAAGCTTCTCAATCAGGGCGTCCATCGTTCTCCACACTCCCCGAGCGAGCTGTTACTTCTTTTTTGGCGCTTTTTCGTTCTTGATGATGCCTGAACCCTTGCGGGCAGGGGGTTCCTTGGTCGTCGGGCGGCGCGGACCGGGATCCTGATTGACGGGCAGGCCCATCGCCAGACGCTTGTGCTGCGGGATTGCTTCTTCAGCCATGTCGAACCTCACGGTTGCGGATTGATGCCATGGCCAGTGGACAGGTTGGTTCTTGCCCCGTGTTCGGCCTCAAACACGGCGAGCTCCTTGGCGGTCGTATTGTCCTCGCGGTTCATCACGATCTTCGCCTCGATCTCAGCCTGACGTTGGCGCATCTTTTCCATCTCAATCGACATCTTCTGCAGGGTGGCGGCCGCCGAGGCCTCCGCCTTCTGCTGTTCGATGGCGAGGCGCGCCTGTTCGGTCTGGGCGTTGATCTGGTCGGCTGCGGCCTTGCGCTGCGTCTCAGCCATCAGAACCTGCGTCGGATCCTGCGGCCGTGGCGGCGCCAGCTTGGACATCGCCTCCATAGCCTGCTGGATGATCGGCATCACCGCGCCGAGCGTTTGTTCGATCTGCGGCATGTAATTGATGCTCGCCTGCGCCAGCGTGCGGTCGATCTCCGCCTCGATCTCAGGATCCTTGCTGTTCATGAACTCTTCGAGCGGGACGCCTGCCGCGGCACTGCTCTGCTCATAGATCGTCTTGGCGTACCACATCGCCAGATGCTCTTTGACATGCTGGAGAACGCCCGGAATGAAGGTCGGCGCGATCAAGGCGTTGCCGCCAAACATCGGCGATTTCAGGTAGTCCAAATGCGCTTGCAGATGCGCGAGGTGGTCCTGCTCCGGGAACGCCATGACCGGGCGCCCGAGGGTGAGCGCGAGGTTCTCGTTGATGGCGTTGAGCTCCTGCGGCTCCGGCTTCTTGACCAGAAGCTTCTCGGCGTTCGGGATCTTGGTGCGCTCAAGCAGCATCTCCTCGACCGCGCGCTGATCGTAGAGCTGCGGCATGGCTGCGGAGCGCTGGGCGACGAACTGCATCTGCGCATAGCGCTGCGTTTCCGAAAAGATGTTCGGATCGCTCACCGGCACGATGTCCATCGGACCTTGGAAATCGCTCGCATACGCGAGGTGCTCGCCGGTCTGCTTTTTGATGTATTCGTCGTCGAGGTGCTTGGCGTTCAGGCGATGCAGAACCTTGAGCAGCATCGACATCGAATTGTGCAGGCGCGCATGGATGGCGGAGAAGACCGTCATACCCTGCTCGATCATGGCCAGCGTCGTGCCGACCGGAACATTCGGGTTCTGATCCTGAAGCTTCTCGAAGGTCGTGCGAACAACGCCCTTGGCGGCCTCGGTCACGAAGCCGAGGAGCTGGTAGAGAACAGGGTTCGGCGGGTTGAAGGGGACCGGCATAGCGATCTTGCGGATGTCGTCGACGCCCACGCCACCCTCGATCTCAGTGACCTGCGTCGGCTCGATGCGGTCGCTTTGACCGCCCCGGTTGCCGCCCTTGAGCTTCAACATGCCCGGGAAATTGTTGATGTGGGCGCTGTCGAGCAGGGCGCGGAGCGATCCGGTCGCGGCGGCCGACAGGCTTCCGATCATGTGCGGAAGACCAATCGGATAGGCGCCGCGCCACGGGACGAAGGGGAACTCGACCATGTGGACGAGCTCCTGCTGCATGTCGTCGTCGGGATCCCAGTTGCGATAGATCGCGAGCACCTTGTGGCTCGTGTCGTCGACCGTGACAAGGTAGGGCGCGAGCCCGAACTGGTCTTCGATCTCCAGATAGCAGGCGATCTCGAACACGGTGCGCAGCCCATCCTCGTTGTAGGAGGTCTGCTTCTTGCCCTCGATTTTGTCGTTGGCCTTCGCTGCGCCTGACTGCTGCGGCTCGGTCGGAGCCGTCAGGTCGAGGTCGCGATAGAAGCCAGATCCGACGCGCTTTTCATATTCGAGGCGCGTCAGATACTGCGCATGCGTCTTGCGCTCGGAGCTGTAGAAGCTCGTCGCGCTGTAAGGCAGGTAGACGTCGTCGATGGGGATGAACAGGGCCACCGGCCGGTTCTTGTTGTCGTCCCAGTAGAGCTTGAGGTATTGGGCTCCGCCCAGCGGCACCTGCGTCGTCAACTGTTCGAACTCTGACCGGAACTCGGCCATCTGTTCGGTGAGCTGCCAGTTGGTGAATTTCTTCTTGCGCTCGGCCTTTTCGATCTTCTGAGCCGTGACGTCGCCGATGATCTTTTCCTTCACCGGGCCGTCCGGCGGGAACAGCTCCTTGATGACGCGCGAGGCGAAATCAACGCAGGCTTCGGTCAGCATCGGATGCACGACACGGCTCGCGCCTTGGAACTGGGCGCCGCCGGGCGCGTCGTCGCCAAGGCCGGTGCGGCGCAAACCTTCTTCGTATTGCTTGTCGCGCAACGAGCGCGCTTCCTTGTCGCGCTCGATGAACTCGACCAGCGTCATCGCAATGTCGCCGAGATCGCTTTCGGCCATAGTCTCGGCGAGATTGCTGTAGAATTCCGCGTTCTCAGCCGCCTCTGGGACGTCGATGGTGACGAATGCAGACCCGTCTTCGTTCTCTTCGACGTCGGCTTCGTCGTCGTCCATCTCCAGCTCGAAGCCGGGCTTGTCGAGATCGTCTTCGGCCATCAGATCGTCCTAAGCTTGTTCAGCGGCGAGATGCCGACCGAGGAGGCGACGTTCGGGTTCTGCGCGATAGGGGATTGGGTTGGCACAGAATTCCTGTTTGAAAGAGCGTAGAGCGGACCGTTCACATTGACGTTCGGGGCCGCCGCTGCAGGAGACGGCGCCGCAGGCGAATAGAATGGCGTCCCAGCTTCAATGGCGTTTCGCGGGCCCATTCCCGGCGCCGACGCGATTGGGTTTCCGAAGCCAGCCCCATCGCTATACGCCATTTGCGGAAATGAATAACCCTGCGGCGACCCGGGCGGCAAGCCCGGCTGCGAGGGGTTTACGTATCCGCCATCGGCATAACGATAAAATGCGTGTTCTGCCCCATAGCCGTAAGCCGACGGATCGGTCAGAGCGACATATTGCCGGGCCGGGGTCGGGGTCGTTGCTGATCCGGCCGTTGTGGGCGTTGCCGTCGTCGTGGGCGTTGCCGTCGCCGTCGTCACGGGTGCAGCGGTCGTCACGGGTGCGGCGGTCGTCGCACCAAGGCTCGCCAACGGCGTCAAAACCGGCGTCACGGTTCCGAGACTAGGCTGCACTGCGTCTGGGGCGCCAAAGACGCCGATGCCAGTTGTCTGGTCGGGCCAACCGCCGGCGGTCGGGACGGATGGCGCAGGTGTCGACGGGGGCTGAAGTGCGCCGGTCGCTTGGTTTGCGATATTCTGCCACCACTCGGTAGGCGCGGTTCCCCCGCCGCCGACGCCCGTGTCGCCACCGGCTGTTGGTCCTGTCCCGGTTCCAGTGCCGGAGCCAATCCCTGCGCCAGTCCCTGTGCCGGAGCCAATCCCTGCGCCAGTCCCTGTGCCGGAGCCAATCCCTGCGCCGGTTCCTGTACCGGTTCCAGTGCCAGTCGACGGGGCGCTCGGAGAACCGACGTCGAGGTTGCCCGGGCCGGTGATCGTCAGCTCCAAAGGCGAAGTGGCAGGGGGCGCTTCGGCCTGCTGCTGATTTGCCTGCTGCGCCATATTTGGAGACTGGTCTACCGATTGGGCCCACTGGTTGGCATAAGCATCTGGGTCAAAGCCGATAGCGTTTTCGAGGCCGCTCGGGCCTTGTGACTGCTGCCCCTGATCGGAGGAAGGCGCAGACGCCCATCCTGTATCGGGGCCACCTGCAATCGTGCCCATGCCAGACGCGGATGTGCTGCTGGTCGTTCCCGCCATACCTTGGCCGCCCCAGCTGGAACTCTCCACGCCAGCCGGGCCGCTCAAGCCAAATTGGCCAGCGGCCGTTTCACCCAAGGCGCCGCTCAATGCGCCAGCCGCTGAACCGAACGCTGACCCCGTTCCAAGGCCACCCGCCCAGCTTGTATCCGCGCTCGGAGCCGCGCTCGGCGCCGACGGAGCGGCAGCTTCTGGCGCACTTGCTTCCGGGGCGGATTGCGCGGCCTGTGCGGCCTGTGCCGCCTGTGCCGCCTGTGCCGCTTCTGCCATGCCCGCGTAGTAGGACGCCATCGCGGCGTCTTGCTCCTGCGAAGAGAAGCCCATCTGACCGGACTGTTGCGCAGCGCCAATCGCGCTTTGCGGGCCAGCCGGCGCGCCTTCGTCAGCGCGACCGGAAAATTTCCCAGCCTCGACGTTGGCCATGTAATCTTCAATGTTTACGTTTGGCGCATCTTCAGGTGCGCTCTCTGGGGCGGCGCTCTCTGGGGCGGCGCTCTCTGGGGCGGCGCTCTCAGGTGCAGAGCTTTCAGGTGCAGATGCTGCGGCGGCTTCAGCCGCTGCAGCATCAGCTGCCGCAGCAGCAGCAGCGCTTTCTGCCGCGCTATCCGCCGCGCTATCCGCCGCGCTATCCGCCGCGCTATCCGCCGCGCTGTCAGCTGCAGAAGCAGCGCTGTCCGCGGCGCTGTCGGCCGCGCTATCCGCCGCGCTGTCAGCTGCAGAAGCAGCGCTGTCCGCGGCGCTGTCGGCCGAAGCCGAAGAGGACGCGTCGGCGGAGCTTTCGCCGCTGTCAGAAGACCCAGCCTCGCCACCGGCCTCGCCACCGGCCTCGCCACCGGCCTCGCCACCAGCCTCGCCGCCAGCGTCACCGCCATCGTCACCGCCATCGTCACCGCCATCGCCACAGCCACAGCCGCAACCGCAACCGCAACCGCATCCTTGTGCGGCGAGCGAGATGTGGCGCTCTTCCATCAGGTAGGCCTTCGGCCCTCCGAGTAGGTTGAGGAGCTTGCGCTCCTCGGAGCTGATCTCTGGCGCGGCGCGTTTCTCGCCGCGTTCCAGTTTGGCGGTCTCCACGATCTTCGTGGCCAGTTCGGACACGGCGCTGCTGCCCTCGGCGACGTAGTGCTTGAGGAGCTTCGCCGCCAGTTCGCGGAGACCTGCTTCGTTCATGATGCTGCCCGGTGCTCGTCGTAGAACCGCGACAGGGTCGGGAACTTCGACAGGTTGACGCCATTATCGCCCAGATTGGCCACTTCGATCAACTTGAGATCGCGAAGCTCTTCGGCCGTAACATCGACCGGGTCTCCCGTTCGCCAGTTTTTGATCGCCTCGCCCTCGAAACATTGCGGCCGGTTGATCGTGCAAAACAGCCACGCGAGCCGTTCGGCGCGGACGCCGAACAGCTGTTGCAGCACGGCGCGCTGGTCGATGGGGATCGTGCGCTCCCGGAAGCTGTTGGTGCCGTAGACGGAATGGAGGCCGCCCGCGAGGGCGACCTCTTCGTCTGCGCCCATGCGCTTCAGGTCGTCATAGGTGTTCGTCAGATGCTCGCCCAGCGTCAGGCCCATCTTCCGATTATGCTGCTTCTTGAACGCGCCCACCCGTTTCAGCGCGATCAGCAGGATGTGCCGCTTACTCAAGAGGGCGACCCTTCATGACCAGCACGCGGCGCGCCACCGGACACACCCGACTGACGCCACGGCCGCAATGCTTCATGGCGCCGGGAAACACGCTCAGGCGTCCGTAGCGCGGCAGGATCGCCTTGATGACGTCGTCGTCTTCGTTGAAGAAGACGGTCTCGCCGGCCCAGTCCGGCTCCCAGTCCTTCTCGTAATAGATCACGGCCGTCTGGTCTTCGGGGAACTTGCTGTCCCGGTGAATGTAACCCTCGACACCGTAGGTGTGCGCGTTGGCGTAGGCGCGCACCAGCGTCGGCGTGGTCGGCAAATAGCGCGGCTGGATGTAGTCCCACAGCGCGCGGATCGGCTCGGCAACTTCGTGATAGACCTCCTCCCGCTCGACCTTGCTGTCGGACAGGACGATGTTCCAATGGCCGAAGCCGATGTTCTTGTTGGAGCGCCAGCCATACTGCCAACCGTGGCGCTCGACCTCGGTGATGGCGGCGCCGAGGATTTCTTCGGGGATCGCGTCGTCGTAGCAACGGATCTTGTCGGCGTCAGTCAAACCCTTCGCCGCCTCAAGCAGGGCGGCGTCGGCTTTCATCTTCGCGACGAGCGCCTCAATGGCGTCGTCATATTTCACGACCTCATTCATTCTTTTCCTCCAACCATCGTCTGCAAGCGCATGAGCGCCTGACGGAAGACCGGGCTGACCTTTGAGCTTTCGGAGGCCAGCGTCCGGCGGATCTCGGCATGCGTGCTCTCCGCATCGGGCGTGAGGTTGAGCGCATTGCGAGCTTGCAGATTGTACTTGCGAGAGATTTGATTGAGGTCAACAGTCGTCTGCTTATAGGCAGGCGTGAACTGCTGCGGGTTGGCGAGCATCTGGTTCTTCGCCATCTGCGAGATCGCGAAGACCAGCTTCGGCGCAACGCCGCCGGCGCGGTCAGCCATCTTCTTCGCGTTCTTGGCGCCAAAGCGCTTTGTCGCGTAGGCGACGAGCTCGCGCATGGCGCCGTCGTCCGGCGACTTGGCGACCCGGCCGCCTTTGGCAAAGCCCCGATCCTTGATGCGGACGCCGCGCTGCACTGGGCCGAGCGGATTGGCGTCTTTGTTCATGTTCACGGCGGTGCCAAACATGCGATTGGTCTCGCCGCCCAGCGCGATGTTGACGCGGGACAGGATCCTCGACGAGCGTGGATATTCAAAAAACCGCTGGCGCAGCCGCTTCAGGTCATGGTCGAGGATGTTGCCAGCGAACTCGAAAGCCACCTCAGGCTTCATCGTGTTCGCGCTGGCCATGCGCAGCAGGAAGGCCAGCCGACGACGATCAACGCCGCCTTGCTGGGCGATCTGGGCCGTCTCTTCTGCGACCTGCGCTGCTACCGGGGTGAGGCCTGACGCTTGTGGGGCGCCCGCTGGAGGTGCGCTGGAAGGTCCAGCTCCTCCTCCGCCGACAATTCCGCCGGTGGCTTTCCGAGATACGCCAGATCCAGATACGATTGGCGCGTCACCGGCACCTTGAACCGCTTCATCAGCCGCTCCAGCGGGTCTCCACCATGAGGGGGCTGCGATGCCTTCTGCTGCGCCTGCGATGGCTGCGATTTCGTTTCGTGCTTCGTCAAGGCTCAGGTCTCCTGCTCTATATCTGTTCCATACCGCATCGATAGTGTCCATGTTCTTTTGCGTCTTAAATGTGTCGGGAAAAAGGCCTCGGACGGCCTCCCATGTGAGCGACTGCATTTCGCGGGGGAGAATGTCTCGCTCGGCGGCCGCCCGCCGATAGGCCTCGGCATAGAGCGGATAGGTGCCTTGGATGCCGCTGGCGGCCGAGCCACCTGCGCCGACATTGCCCGCCCCAGCGGACGTTTTGAAATTGTGAGCGACTTCGATGGATTTCTGGGACAGGGGGCGCAGGAGACCGGCGGCCACCGCGTGGGTGTCGATGGTCACATCGCCGCGCGCCGAATTCGGGGCGAGAATGTTGTTGTAGAAATTGCGGACCTTGTGCTTCGAGCCCATGATCTCATTGAGCAGGGCGCGGTCGCCGTTGCTCTCGATGGCTTGGATCGCCTTGCCGATCTCGTTCATCGACCCCCAAGCGACCCGAGCTTCGGCGCCCTTGCCAGTCTTGACGGCCTCGCCGAAACCACCCTCGGGCGTCACCAACGGATAAGAGCGCGGGTGGTAGGTCTCGTCGTACAGGCGAACCCACATGGCCTTGAGGATCGCCTTTTCGTCGGCCGGGATGTCGAGCTTGTTAATGTCGCCAAGGCTGCGCGAAGAGATGGTCTCGAAGAGCGGCTTGTATTCGTCCTTGCTCAGGGATGCGATGCCTTCGTAGGTCTTGCGCATCTCAGGCGTGAAGACATGCCCCTGATAGAAATTGTCTCCCTGCCCCTTGATGACATCGAAAACGCGCTGCGCCAGCGAGACGTTTTGATACCAGTCCTTTTGCGGAGACAGCGCCGCGAGAGCGCCAGCGACGGCGCTGTCAGGCACATCGTACTTGGCCGCCCAGTCTTCAGAGATTTTCCGCGCGCCGTCATACCAGAGCTTTGAGCGGCCCCGGATCTCCTCTGGGATGCGGTCATGCAACCACAGAAGGTTGTCCTTCACATGATTGATGAAGCTCTCGGCGACCTCTTTTGACGGCGCACCGGCGAGGCTCTCGGGCATGTTCGGATAATCGCGCAGCAGCGCGACGTTCTTCTCGAACAGCTCGGGGGTGGCCTCGAACGAACGCATGTCCACAATGCGAGGCGCACCCTCGACATCTTCGATCTGCTTCTTGCCGGTCGGATACCGGGTGTCGATCATGGCGGCATGGTCTGGCTCAACAGCGCGCGGAACGACTTCACCGAGGGCCTCGGCGGTCCTGAGACCTTCCTGAGCGCCCGCCTCGGCTCCCGCTTTGGCTCCGGCCTTCGCTCCGGCTTCGACTGTGGCCTCCGCCGCCTCAACTCCAGCCTTGGCGCCGCGCTTGCCCAACCGGGCTGCGGTGCCGAGCAGGGGGACTGCGCCAGCCGTGGCCACAGCGGCCAGCTGGCGCAGGCTGCTCGCCTTGGGCAGATCGCCAGCCGCCTCGGCGGCGTCGGCCTCCCGGGAGAGCTTGTCGGCGTCCATGCCGGAGCGGATCTCGCCGATGACCGGGGCAATGTCCATCAGGAAGCCGGGCAAATCCTCCTTGGCGTGCTGGTAGACGGCGCTCCCGAACTTGCCGACATCAGAAGCGAGACGACCGGCGGGCGACGGCGAGGCTGCGACATCGGCGGCGTACTGTCCAACCGTGCCGGGGATCTCGGTGGCGCCGCGCGATGCGGCAATCAGCGGGCGACCGACGGCCGCTCCGGCGCCAGCAACGCCTTGCACCGCGCGCTCATACGCGCCGGGCGCAGGGGCCTCGCTGTCGCCCGTCTGCATCATGCCGCCCATCGGATCCATGTAGGCAGGCGCGGGAGCCTCGACCTCGCCGCCGTCGGCAAAGTAGGCGTCGGCATCAAAAGCAGTGCGCGGACCAGCCGACAACATCTCCAACGGACTGCGCGGCGCCCGCATCGTGTTCTCGATCTGGCGCATGGCGGCGGCGTAGGGGGACGGGTTAAGCGGCATACGGGTTCACCTTCGGGGCCGTGTCGCGAGGCAGCGGCGGCTGGATCGGCTGCGGAGTGACCGAGATCATATCACGGTCGGCCAGATAACGCAGCCCTTGCACGCCGGCGTCCATCAGGTCGTCGTGCGGGATCGAGCCCTCGCCCGAGAACGTGCAGAGCTGCTCGATCAGCGGCTCTGCCCAGCTCACCGGGTTGCCCGCCGCCTTCGAGCTTTCGACGACGAAGACATGGCCGGCGGCGAACAGCGGTGAGATGGCGTGGAGCCGGTCGAGCTTCCGGGCCCGGCCGGGGTTGTAGGGCGCCGCGATCACGCTCTCCCGCGCCAGCGCCTGCCGCAGGCTGATGCCCGAGCCCTTGTCTTCGATCAGCAGGACGTCCGGCTTGCGGCCGCTGTCTTCCATGTAGGCCGGGCCGATCAGGGGCTTGAACAGCGCCTTCTCCCGGGGCGCGTAGACGGCCTTCAGCTCCTTCTTCGTGCGGACGATCAGATCCGGGAAGCCGAGGCGCTCCTGCCAGCAATCCAACAGGATGATGCAGCGCTTTCGCTTTGGGCCCGTGAACACGCCCCACACGACGCAGGCGCTGTAGTCGGGGTCGCCCTTGACAGTCGAGCCCGTCTCCTCGGTGAAGGCGGTGTCGAGCGACATCACGATGAATTCGAGCTCGGGGAGATCTCGACCGGCGGGCCAGAGCTGGATCGAGGACCGGCGCACAATTCCCATCTCTTCCGGGTTGATGACCTCGGCATGGATCTCCTGCCGCCCGATGGTCGTGCCCTCATAGCGCAGGATCTGGTCCCGAAAGGTCGGCGCGAGGTTGGCGAGGTTGTCATAGGTCGTCGCCCGGGTGACGACGACGTCCTTACCTTCGCGCTTGAGCAGGTTGCGGATGATGTTGTTCGGCTTCGGCGTCGTCGTGCAAATCAGGCGCGGTCGCTCGCCGAGACGCATGCCGAACATCAGCAGGTCGAAGGCGCTGTCGGCGTATTGCCACGCGGCGAGCTCGTCGAGCCATCCGCCGTGAAACTGTGGGCCGCGGAAGCGCTCGGGCTTCTCGGCCGTGATCCCCTTGATCAGGGAGCCGTTGCGCAGCCTGATCTCGACGTCTGACTTGTTCCACAGCGAGCCGCCTCCGGTCGGCTCGATCAGGTCGTGCGGAATGACGTTGAGTAGGCCGCTCTCACCCTCAAAGCACACGCCGATCAGGTCGCCGTAAGTCGGCGCCGAGACCAGCCACCGGGTTTCCGGTTGGAGCGCGGCCCAGCGCCCGATGACCTCAGCCGCCGTCCGCGTCTTACCGGCGCCGCGCCCGGCGAGCAGCAGCCAGATCGTCCACCAGTCCTCGGGCGGCGGGATCTGGTGCTTGAGGCGCTTCTTGACCCAACCCATTTGCCACTCGAGCAGGGTGCGCTCATGGGGCGGGAGCTTGGAATATTGCCGCTCGACCCGCTCCTTCTTGGCGGCATAGGTCTCGGCGATGCTCAAGCGGGCCTCGCTCCGTACCGGGCCGGGAGCTCGCGCGGCACGACGCTGGCGCGGAAGATCATGGCGCCGTCGTCGTCTTCCCACAGATTGAGCAGCATCGCCTTCTCATGGCGCGGCTGGCTGGAGACGACGAGGTCGCCGTCGGCGCGCTCGTACACGAAACCGCGCACCGCGCTGTCGTCGAGCTCGGGGCGGCGGAGCCAGCCATATTGCCAATGCCAGCCGGTCGAAACGAGCCTGCGCACCATCTCAGTCTCCCACCTTCACGCCGCGATCCACCAGCGTCAGCAAATTGAGCAGGGTCTCGCTCGGGCCCTGTCGAGCGTCGATCTTAGCGTCGATCTCGATCTTGTCGCCCCATTTCTTCGGCGCCACCTTGCCGGCGTACCAGCGGCGCGCGTCCATCATGTTGCGGGCTTTTTGCGCGTCTGGCTGGCTGTCGGCGATGAACACGACGCTCTCGGCGAAGTGGTCTTGTTGAGCTTCGCGTGCATGCGAAAGGCGCTCGGCGAAGTCGGGATCTTCTTTACCCCATCGCCACACAGTCCCGTAAGACGGGTTGCCATTTTCCGCACAGATTTTCACCAGCGGCTCGCCGTCCGCGACACGCGAACAGATCATGTCGCCGAGCTCCTTGGTGAACTGCGTCGGCCGCTTCAACGGCCGCCCGCGCTTGCGTTTTACCAGCGGTTCAAGCTCATCGTAAGAACTTGATGTTACAAGTGTTTTCTTCGATTTCTTCGGCATCTCAGGCGGCTTCCTTAGCTCAGTCACCTACTGGCGTTGGGGCCCGGACGCACGCATTGTCCGGGCGGCCGAACATTCTGACAGGGGGGCCGTGGAGGGAGCCTTCGCTGTAGTTCGGTCCGGGGCCCAGCCACCACGCCATGTGGCTGAACGCAACCATTATACGCTGATTTTCAGATTATCCACAGGGGGCTGAAATTATCGTTTGACATGCGAATTTAGTTCGCGTAAAAGGGGCTCATAGACAAGTAGACAGGAGACAGACATGGCCACTTGCGACTACCTCATCGAAGAGCTCGAACTCGAAATTAACGGCTGCAACGTGTGGGCCGATGGCTCGGTCGAGGTTGCCTACACCTATCAGGCTCCGCAGCACTCGGTCGGCTTCTCCGGCGGCGTCGTGATCGATAGCTTCGGCCCGATGCGCGTGGATCTGACCGACGAGAACCGCGAGGACTGCGGCAAGATCACCTGCAAGCCGGGTGATGCGATTTTCGACCAGATCATCAAAGCGCTGGGCGACGAGCGCATCGAGCGCGCCATCGCCGACGGCGAAGAAACCTTCTGAGAGGAGAGACAGACATGAACAGCAAGGCCAAAAAAGGCGACATCATTGTCATCGAGACCACCAGCAGCTCGACCGACGCCAAGATGAAAGTCACCCGGTACACGCATTACGCGCTGGCGCGGGCGGCCAAGGTGAACCGTCAGGGCATCGTGATCGAGTACCAAAAGCCCGACATGGGCTACCCCTACACGCTTGATCGGGGCCAGCGCGTGATGACCATCGCCGATCCCGAGAAGCAGGCTGCCGCTCGGAAACTGTTCGAAACGATCAAGGACAACTGGTTCCCGAACGCCGAGGCGATTAAAGACGCCATACTGCAACAGGTTGAAAAAACAGCCTAATCTAACTTGAAAATCGCCGCGAAATAAATCGCGGCGATTTTTGGCGATTTATCCACAGACCCTGTTGACCGGCGAACTTAGTTCGCGTATACAGAATGGGCAAGACAGACACAGGAGACAGACATGACCAACTTCGCTTCCCTCGCCAACCTCTCCGCCGCCGACCGCTACGCCATCCTGAAGGCCGACATCGACGCCCTGACCAAGGAGCTCGACAAGACCCGCGCCGAGATCCTCGCCACCGGCTCCGACCGCGTCGTCGGCGACAGCGTCATCGTCGAGGTCGCCCTGTCCGAACGCACCGCGCTCGACACCAAAGCCGCCAAGGCCCTCCTGACCGACGAGCAGGTCGCCGCGTGCTCGAAGACGACCCTGATCACGACGCTCCGCGTCAAGCCCCTCACCGCCACCGTCATCGCCTGAAAGGAAACGCCATGAACCTCTTCAACGTCCGCGTCGACTTCGACTTCCTCGGCAACTTCTCCGACTTCTCCTTCGACAAGATCGAGGAGGCGACTGCCTTCCTCGGCGCCGCCCACGACCTCGGCCTGAAGGCGACCCTGTCCCGGTCCTCGATGACCGACCTCGACAGCTCGGTCTTCGCCCTCAAGGCCATGCACACCGCAATAGCCAAACTCAAGACGGAGATGGGCAAATGATCATCGAGACCACCGCCAACCAGCTCTACTACGTCGTCCCCTACCGGGATCCTGAACTGTTGCATGTGTGGCAGGGCTTCCGCGTGAAGCGCTCCAAGACGGCCGTGGGCGGCTTCGCCCTCGCCAAGAACGCCCGGTCGGAGATGGTCCGCCGGGAAGGCTGCAAGATCGTTAAGGACTACGCGGAGCGCCCCCAATGAGCATCGTGAACAAACCGGAGAAAGGCAAATGGGTCATGCTTGGTCCATTTGAGATCCGCCGCACGACAGGCGGCTTGGAGGAAGACGGCGGCGTCGTCATCCTCGACGACGAAGGAGACGAGTGCTGGTTCAAAGACATTCGGATCCACTGCTTTGTCCAGCCGTCCATCAGAAGGGGCCAGATCGTCTACCTGCCGGAAGAAGAGAACCGCCCCCTCTACAAGGTAATCGAGATCCTCGAAGACAATAAGGCGCTCCTCCTGTCCACATCCGCCGATGTCTCAAAGATTGTCCGCCTCGACCAGCTGGAGGTCATCAACCAATGACTGGCATGACCCCCGCCCTCATTAGAGCCGCTCTGGCGGCTGTGGCGTCCCCGGACGCCACTCGCCCCTGCGCCGACCACAACCCGGCCCTGTGGTCGCTCTGGTGCGCCGTGAAGGGCCGCAATCCGATGGACCCAGCCCCGCACTGGACGGAAGCCGACGTCGTCGCCTCGTTCCGGGAGATGCTCAATGCGGCCGCCTGAACTGATCGAGATCATGAACCGCCGCCAGATGAAGACAAAGGATCTGGCGATCATGGCAGGCGTCACCATGCGCGCCGCGCAAAAGTGGATCTCAGGCCAGAACCCGATCCCCCGCTCCGTCGCCCTCGTCCTCTACGCGATGGAGAATAACCGGGTCAGCGACAAGTGGATCGTCCACAAAATCGTCCGCATGGGCGCATGATCGGGGCGGCCTTCGGGTCACCCTTTTCGTTTCTGGCAGGGCGATTTTGGGGTGCATGGGGTTTGGGGTGCAAAGCCCCGCATTTCGTCTGGAGCAGTTTTAATTTTTTTCAGCCCGGCCCGGCCGGGCCCCTTATAGGGGAAATTATATATGTGTGTATGTTGTGTTGTGTTGTTATTATTTATGCACCCCATACACCCCAAAATATATAACATATTGAAATCCAATAATTTTTCCTCGGGGCGCAAAAAAGGGGGCCAAAGGGAAATTTGGCCCCCGTTTCGGTGTTTTACGCCCCAAATCAGAACGGAACGTCGGAGAAATCCCTCTCGCCCTCATGAAACTCGCGAACGGCCGCCCGCGCTTCGGCCTCCGTCATCTGGTTCCGGTTGAACCAGACGTAGTGATCGACCCTATCCTTTAGCTTCATCCGGCGGCCGTCGATCTGCGTCATGCCCATGTCTGACAGCAGGTGCCCCAGCTGTTTGCGCTGTGGCAGGGTGCGCCCGTCCATCGTCGCCCGTTTGTTCAGCTCTGTGACGTCCAGCAGGGTCGTCGAGATCACCGGCCCGGCGAAGTCTTCGATGGCGGTCTCGATGGCGTCCCGCTCCTCGGACACATGCATCCCGCGCATTGACACAAGGCCATCAGTCTCCGGCGCCCGCCCCTCCGGATCGAAACCAGCCGAAATCTTCCAGTCCAACAGGAAACGAGCCAGCGCGTCCGCCCGGCGTCGGCATTCGCCGAACAGCCTCGCGAAATACGCCCCTACTGCCTCTGGGCCGCCGTGCTGGGTGAATAGGTCAGCCTTCGTGGCGTGGCGGGTGGAGATGACGCAATAGCGCCTGTCGTTGTCGCCGACCGGGATGGCGTCGGCATGGTTCGTGAACATCATGTAGGAGGTGAAATTTGGGACAGTCTTTTCGTCCTTGCGCTTGGCCACGACGGCGATGGTGTCGTTGGTGATCAGCGGCTTCATCTTGTCGAGAATGGCGTATTTGTTCGTCCCTGCGATCCTGATCTCCTCAACGCCGATCAGCAGCGCGCCCTCCGCCCATCCGGTGAAATCCGAATTGATGGCTGTCGTCGAGACGACCCGGGCCCGAAGGCCCAGCGCCAGCTGCATGACCGTGTAGAAGAACGATTTCCCGTTTCCCTCGATCCCGTGCAGCAGCAGGGCCCACCTGACGCGCAGGCCCGGGTTCTGGAGCACGTAGGCCATGAAATCGATCAGGATCCGCTGCTCGCGCTCCGAGGCGATGGTGTTTCGCACATGCTCCATGAACAGGGCCACGACCGCGAGGCCATCCTCGTCCCCCTCCAGCGTCTCGCAGGGAGGTATGCCGCTCTCCACGTAGGTATTGAGGCGCAGCAGGCCCTCGGTCTCGAACAGGCGCTCCTCGCCCGGCCAGTACATCAGGTTGGCCACCGTCGGCAGCTGGCACTGGTTGAGGGCGAAGGTTGCCGCGTCCGTCTCTGCCATCACGACGTCCGGCATGCGGTCGAACTTGGCGCGGAAGGCCTCCCGCTTGATCGAGTGCCGCACAGACACCCGCTCGAAGGTGGCGTCGGCCTCACAATAGACCCAGTCCAGAAGCCAGTCGGGCCCAGAGAATTCGCCGAGCTGCGAGATCCCTGAGCCCTCCAATTCCCCCGGCGACGGTCTCCGCTTAGGCGGCTGCATGTCCCGTTTGACCTCGGCCTTGCTCATGCCTTGGGTCTTGCCAAAACTTTCATGGGCCGCCAGCGCCAGAGCCGAGCGCATGACGACGGGCAGCTGGACATTGTTCATGGCCCGCACGCGGTCGCGCAGGGCGATGTAGGCTGCGACGTCGGGCAAGGCCTTCGCCTCCGCCTCCAGCGCCGCGAACGTGTCTCCGGTGGGAGCCAGCTCCAGCGCCTGCCGCATCCCGCCCACATGCTTGATGATCGAGGCCAAGGTCTTTGGCCGCAGCCGCCCGCCGAACGAGCGCCACTTGGTGCGCATCTCCCGGGCGTCGTGCTTCGGCGACAGCTCGGACCAAGAGACCCACCGGCTGAACCCGTCGTCCGAGCCCCTGTACTGGTGCCAGAGCGCGGCGCCGACCTCCAACCATTGGTCGTAGTCTTTGCCATCCGCCGGCCAGCGCTCGAGCAGTGAGGCGACGGCGTCGTCGGTCAGGTCGAGGGGTTCGTAGGCGATGGCGCGCTCGAGCGCGAGGCCGGTGTCGTCGGCCGTAGGGGCGCCCAGACCGTCGGAATTTCCCCCTGACAACCCACCCCCATCAGCGCGTAGGTTATCAAGGGGAACTGCGTCCGCCACCTGCCACGGCTCGCCGCCCATCGTCAGAGACCACGGCTCGACGTTGGGCTGGTGCGAGGCGAGGAACATCAGCTGCGCCCAGACCCACGAACACTTGTCGGCGCCGCCGATGTCGGCGAGCAGACCGACAATCTCGTCCACGATGGACCTGTACTCGTCCTGCTCGACCGGGCGCGATAGCGGAACGCAGAGCCGGATCCGGGGCGCCTCCGGTGTGTGGCGAAAGGTGGAGTAAGCGACGAAGGCGCAGCTCAGGTTCATGCGCAGGATCAACTCGACCTCGTCGATGCCGATCTCGATGCTGTCGAAGTCAATGGTGACGACCGTGCGCGTTGCGATGTTGTCGTCGGCCCGGTTGCGCTTGGGGTCTTTCAGCGTGCCGCCGATGAACGCGCCGCGCGCCTTCGAGGCTTCCTTGTTTGGATATTCGAGAGAGCGCGTCAAATTGGCGCAGAGCTTATCCCATTCGAGCGAGCGAGCCTCGGCCGTGGCGAAATTCTTACAATAAGTGAATTCGACCATCATTTCGCGCTCCCGGCTTGCTCGGCGACCGGCTCGATCAGGAGGGAGGCGAGATCTGTCGAGAGCGCAGCCTTGACCTCTTCCAGATCGAAGCGGCGGTGGCCGGAGGGCAATTCAATGGACGGGATCCGGCCCTCCTTCGCCAGCCTGTTGATGGTTTTCTTCGATAAACCAAGGGCTTTTCCAAGCTTCGCAGATGTCAGCATTATTTCTTACCAGCGCTGGATTGACGTAAATCGGAGAATAACGTAGAAAAGTGGGACAGGCAACCCTGTGGAGATCAGACATATGCTTGAAGACGCCTTGAACCGCCTCGCCGCCGCCATCGAGAGGCAATCCGAGCTGATGGCCGAGAGCCATCGCATCATGGCCGAGATCACGCGCCCGACGGCGCCATCGCCTGAGCCGGTGCAGGAAGCGGCCCCGCCGCCTGAGCAGCCGAAGGCCGAGCGCAAGGCGCGCAAGGCTCCGGCGCCAGAGCCAGTAAATCCCCCCGAGCTTGAGGCGGCCGCCGAACCCGAGACGCCCAGCGAGCCGGTGACCGGGGCGCGGCCCGTCAACAAGAAAGATCTGATGGATCTCGCCATGTCGATGTCGCGTCAGGACACAGCATTCGGCCCGAAGATCCGCGCCATCCTCGGCAAGCATGGCGTCACGACCATTGGGGCCCTCGCCGACGAGCATGTCGGCGCGGTCTTCACCGAGTTGAACAACATGGCCAACAGTCATGCGCGGGAGGGCTGACGATGACGACCCAAGAGCAGGATGCCGGCGAGACGACGCCGGAGCAGGAAGCGGCGGCGCAGTCTTTCTTTGGATTGATGATCAAGGCTTCGTCGGTAACCGGATCTCGCCTGATGCTGGCGACGTCGATCAGTTTCATTGCGGCCACCCTTGCCGAGATGGATTTGCCCGACGATCTCCTCGAGGGCGCCATTGAGGCGCTTGGGCGTGATCTCAAGATCGGCGTGGCCGAATATCGCAACCACAAAAGCGCAATGGTGAACTGATGCCAACAGCCCACGCCAAACTGAGCGCGAGCGGCGCGCACCGCTGGATGAACTGCCCCGGCTCCGTCGCCGCCGAGGCCAACCTGCCGGACAGGTCGTCAATCTTTGCCGATGAAGGCACGCTCGCGCACGCCATCTGCGAGCACGCGCTGATCAACAACATGCCTGTTGATGCAGCGGCACTTGATACGCCGCCTGAATTTCTTGGTTTGAACTTGCCCGCCGACGTTGTCGATCAGGCGTTCCTCGACGCCTGTCAGATGTATGTCGATTACGTCAACAGCCTGCCCGGCTCGCAGCGCATGTATGAGGTTCGGGTTGATTTCTCGCTATGGGTGCCGGAGGGCTTCGGCACCAGCGACGTCGTGATCCTCGACGGGAACACGATCCGCATCGTCGATCTGAAATTCGGCAAGGGCGTGAAGGTGGACGCGGACAACAACCCGCAGCCACTGCTGTACGCGCTCGGCACGCTCAATGATTTCGGCTGGCTCTCGGACATCGAGCACATCGAGATGCACATCGTGCAGCCACGCCTAGATCACATCAGCGTCTGCACCGTCAGCAAGGGCGACCTGATCAAGTTCGGCGAGCGTGCGGATCAGGCGGCGCGGAAAGCGCTCGAAGACAATGCGCCTCGCGTCCCGGGCGAGAAGCAATGCCGCTTCTGCAAGGCCAAAACAAATTGCGGCGCCCTGTATCAGGCGACGGCCGACGCCCTGATGTCAGACTTTGACGATCTGGATCCGCCACCGGCGAACACGCTGTCGAACGATCAGCTGCGCAAGGTTCTGGAGAGAAAAGACCTGATTGTCGCATGGCTCTCGGCCGTCGAGACGCATGTGACAGAGCGCATTGTTAATGGCGAAGACTTTCCCGGCTTTAAAATTGTCGAGGGGCGCAGCCTGCGACAATGGAACGATGACGAGAACCTTACCGTTCGCCTCGAACGACTGCTTGGGCAAATGGCCTATGTGAAAAAACTCGTCAGTCCAGCGCAAGCCGAAAAGGTTCTTGGTAAAAGCAAAAAACATTTGGTGGCTGACTACATCGTAAAGCCACGCGGAAAACCAAAACTGGCGCCGTCGAGCGATCCCCGGCCGCCAATCACCGCATCGATGTCAGACTTCGACGTCGTTGTGGAAAACGAAGAATAAGCTTGCATCGATCTATCGATCCGTGCAGCTTGTGCCCGTCCAATGGTGGACGATAAACGAAGACGTCAAAAGGAGACGTAAGATGGCTAAAATCAAACTGAACAATGTGCGCCTGTCGTTCCCGAACCTGTTCCGCAAAGCGGTTTTCTCCGGCGAGGAGACCAAGTTCGAAGCGACCCTCCTCCTCGACAAGAAGAAGCACGCCGAAACGATCAAGGAGATCGAGACGGCCATCGCAGCCGCGATCAAGGAAAAGTGGCAAGGCAAGGTGAAGACGATCCCTGCCGACAAGCTCTGCATGAAGGACGGCGACCAGTTCGAGTACGCTGGTTATGCCGGGAACATGTCGTTCAAGGCGTCCAGTAACAAGCGCCCACTCGTCCTCGACCGTGATCGCTCGCCGCTGACCAGCGACGACGGAAAGCTTTACGCCGGCTGTTATGTCAACGCCGTCGTCGAGCTTTGGGTGCAGGATAACCAATACGGCAAGCGCGTGAACGCCAACCTTCTCGGTGTTCAATTTGCCAAGGATGGCGAACCCTTCGCCGACGGCGCCGTCGCAAGCGCCGACGACTTCGATGTCGTCGAAGGCGAGAAGGAAGAGAACTGGATGTAGTCACCCACCAATCAACCTCCCGAGGGCGGGATTGGTGGTTTCGGTCGCCCGGTGGTGCATATTGCGCGCCGGGCGGCCCCTTCATAAACGAGCCCGAGGCTACTCCTCATGCTGATCGTAGACGTTGAAACGTACCGCAATTATTTCCTGATCATGTTCCTGAACATCGAAGAGAAGAAGGCCGCAGCCTTCGAGATGTTCGACGGCAATCCCCTCAACAAAGAGCGCGTGGCGCAGCTGATGCGCAGCCGGGTGACCATCGGCTTCAACAGCAACAGCTTCGACCTGTATCTGATCGCCGCGGCCCTCGACGGCTGGAGCTGCGAGAAGCTCAAGGAGCTGGCCGACGCCATCATCAAGAGCAATCTTCCGGCGTGGCGCATTGCGCGCGACCGTGGCGTTAGTTTGCCGCGCGGTTGGGATCACATCGACCTGATCGAAGTTGCGCCCGGACAGGCGAGCCTGAAGATCTATGGCGGTCGCCTGCACTGCCCGACGATGCAAGATCTCCCCATCAAGCCCGACGAGATGATCCGCCCGACGCAGCGCCCCCTGCTCAAGAACTATTGCCGCAACGACCTCGACACGACCGCGGCCCTGTTCCGGCAGCTCGAACCGGCCATCAGGCTGCGCGCCGACATGGGCAAGCAGTATGGCGGCATCGACCTGCGCAGCAAGAGCGATGCCCAGATCGCCGAGGCGGTCATCAAGCATGAGCTGACCGAGATGACCGGCAAGGAGTATCGGCCGCCGAAGGCCGAGGTCGGCGGCGTCGTGCGCTACCGCGACCCCCTCATCGTCGGCTTCCGCAATGCCGGCCTGACGGAGATCTTCGAGCGGATCCTGAAGACCGGCTTTCCCATCGGCATGAACGGCGCCGTGAAGATGCCGGACTGGCTCGCCGAGAAGCGCATCAGGATCGGCTCGACCGAATACCAGATGGGCATTGGCGGCCTGCACTCCTGCGAGAAGTGCCAGAGCATCGTGGCCAAGCCGGGCGAGATCCTCGCCGACTTCGACGTCGCCAGCTACTACCCCTCGATTATCCTGAAACTGAAGCTCGCCCCTAAGCAGATGGGCTCAGACTTCCTGACGGTCTACCAGAGCATCGTAACGCGGCGTCTGGAGGCGAAGCAGAAGAAGGACAAGCTCGCCGCTGACACCCTGAAGATCGTCGTGAACGGATCCTTCGGCAAGCTGGGGAGCATGTGGAGCGCGCTCTACGCGCCCGAGCTGATGATCCAGACGACGATCACAGGGCAGCTCTGCCTGCTGATGCTGATCGAGCAGCTGGAGGCGGCAGGGGTCCGCGTTGTGAGCGCGAACACCGACGGCATTGTCGTCTATACGGACGGCCGCCGCGCCGAGGATCTGGAGCGCATTACGTTCGACTGGATGCTCGACACCAGCTTCGAGCTGGAGCGGTCGGACTACACCGCCATCCACAGCCGCGACGTCAACAACTACATCGCCGTCAAGAAAGACGGCTCCACGAAGCGCAAGGGCGTCTACGCCGAGCCGGGCATGTCGAAGAACCCGGAATTCACCATCGTCGCCGACGCGATGGCTGCATGCCTCGCCAAGCGCGTCCCGGTTGAGCACACGATAAGCGAGTGCAGGGACATCACCAAGTTCGTCTCGATCCGGCGTGTCGATGGCGGCGCCGTCTGGCGCGGGGAATATCTGGGCAAGGCGGTGCGCTTCTACTATTCCACGGCGGCCGACCGTGACGAGCAGATTGCCTATGCGCGCAACAGCAACAAGGTGCCGAAGAGCGACGGCGCCCGGCCGCTGATGACGCTGCCCGACGCCTTCCCGGACGACATCGACATCGACCGATACGTAGAGATGGCCGAGGAAGGCCTGAAAGATCTGGGGGTGGTGTGATGGGCGCCTACTATAACGAGCACGACCCCAAGGCAGCCGCGTGGCTGCGCGAGCTGATCAAACAAGGCCACCTGCCTGCTGGAGAGGTGGACGAGCGGAGCATCGAGGATGTTTGTCCAACTGAGCTTTCTTCATTTGCTCAATGTCACTTCTTCGCCGGGATCGGCGTCTGGGCCTACAGCCTCCGCCAAGCCGGTTGGCCAGATGATCGCCCCGTCTGGACCGGATCCTGCCCGTGCCAGCCTTTCAGCGCGGCAGGCAAAGGCGGCGGGTTTGCTGACGAGCGGCACCTATGGCCCGCGTGGCACCACCTCATTCGAGAGTGTCGCCCTGCAACGGTCTTTGGAGAACAAGTTGCGAGCAAGGACGGCCTCGGCTGGCTCGACCTTGTTCAATCTGACATGGAAGCAACGGACTACGCCTTCGGGGCTTTCGATCTCTGCGCTGCGGGCGTCGGGGCGCCGCATATTCGACAGCGCCTCTACTTCGTGGCCAACGCCACAAGAAGCGGACGGCTTACGTGGGTCGGATACGATGGCGAGGCGCGGAACCAATTACACCATGAAGGGCGCGGCGAAACTGACAGGGTGGCCGACGCCTGCGAAGGCGAACGGGGATGGGGGTCAGCACATGGGCGACGGCACATCGGCGACGGGGGTCCGAACAAATGGAACGAAGACGCAAGTCACATTGAATGGTCTGGCAAAAATGGCGACAGGCTCGGCCCGACGAACGGCTTCTGGGGAGCTGCTGATTGGCTCCACTGCACAGATGGAAAGTGGAGGCCAGTTGAACCCGGCACATTCCCGCTGGCTCATGGGGCTCCCGCCCGCGTGGGACGACTGCGCGGTTATGGCAATGCCATCGTCGCGCCCCTCGCGCAAACCTTCATCGAAGAAGCCATGAGGTGCATCGATGCGTGAGAGGCAAATCGAAATCGCGCTGGTGTATCGCGTGAAGGAGCTCGGTGGAACGTGCGAAAAATTTGTTTCGCCCGGACGCCGATCTGTCCCAGACAGACTGGTGACATTGCCGGGCGGCCGCATTATCTTTGTCGAGCTCAAGGCTCCGGGCAACAAGCCGACCGAAGCGCAGCGCAGAGATCACGATAGACGTCGCGAGCTGGGATGCGAGGTTCGCCTGATAAACAATATGGGCGATGTGAATGTCTTTCCGGATTAAATATATTCGGCCTTTCATAAAGGTCGTGGCGGGCCGGATCGCACCCGGCTTTTTGCTATCTGGGAACGCCCATCTGTGATGAACAATTCGCAGCCGCCACAAAAGAACATCCCACACTTGACACCGAATTACAATAGGGTTAGAAAGCTATTATCGAGATTTTCTGAAATGCGGTGAGAAGTGGCCAAAATTACCCGTGCATACGTTCTCAAGGAAGACGAGCGAGAGGACATGGCGCGGGCCGCTGGCGTCCCGGTCGGCTCTGTGAGCGCGGCGGAAGCGAAGTCGCCCCCACGAATGCGTCCCGGCGAGTTGCTGGCCGTGTTTGACCTGACATGCTTTGGCGACAACCGCGATGACATAGCCGAGGCGATCCGCGTTATCCGTGCGAGCGGTGCTGACATAATCGAGATTGGCAGCGGGCGGCTGTGTGGCGACGGCGCGGTGATGATGGCGGAAGCCATGCGAAAGCTGGCCGCGTTGCATCCGGGCCGTAGGGCGATGAGACAGGCAGCGATAGACACAGCGCGGAAACGAACAGACGATGGCCGCTGCACCGCTGATCGGCTTTTCGAGTTGTGGGGCAGCGCCGCAGACATTGCGGAGGTCGTTTCAAAGAGCGGCTGGCCGCAGGCGACAATCTACAGGCATTTCAAGATGGCCGGGATCACGCGCGAAATGGCGCGACTGGAAATGGCGAACCGCCGCAAGGCAAAGCGCCCGCGCGGCAAAACTTGAGGAGACTTGGCCATGCAGCCCGACATGCTTGAGATAGTCCGCAAGGCGATCAACGCCGAATACGCTGCGCTGCTGCCGGACGGGTTCGAGGTTTTCCGCGTCGATGAATACACGCAGGCGAAATACCCAGCGCCAAACCTCTGGTATGAAAAGACGCACCTTGTGCCTGAAGCCAGGTATGTCGCAATTCTTCTCGGAGAGAAGGAGAGCGTGCCGGCACTTGGTGTCACTGTCAACGATGCTGTGAAGCGTGCAATAGCGAAGATCGAAGCGCGCAACGCATCGGCGTCCCATTAAAAGGAGCGCCGGCATGATCTTGTTTCGGATGCAAGACAATGAAGGGCGCGGGCCGTTCAGGCCAGGGTTCTCAAGTCGGTGGGCGGATGCTACCGGGGGAAAATTGCTTCCGCCTATATATGAAGAGCTTGGTATTCGACCGGAGAAGCTGCGCGACATAATGCCGGCTGGGCTGCATTGTGGATGCGCCTGCAAGTCAGCCGCACAGCTTGGCGAATGGTTCACACGAAACGAGCGGCGGCGACTTTTTTCTCTTGGCTTCAAGGCCGTCATGTTTGTGCCAGACATCGTGATAGCAGAAACACCTAACCAAGTGCTGTTTGGCTGTCGCGCGCCGCTGTCTCAAATAGCTGCATGAAATTAAAAGGAGGCCCGGCGATGAATGAAAAGACGATTGATCGCGCATCAGCGACGTTCTTGCGCGAGGAAATCATGCGCTTTGTCCGGCGTATGGAGCAGCATGGGTTCGACCGTGACCTGACGGGAGCGGCGATGGTTGGGGTTGGAGCGGCGTTGGCCCATGTCGGCGGGTGCGACATCGAAGGCATCTTCGATCAGTGCCGACTGGCGACGCAGCAGGATGCCGCAGGCGCCCCAAACTAGAGGAGACTTGGCCATGCAGCCCGACATGCTTGAGATAGTCCGCAAGGCGATCAACGCCGAATACGCTGCGCTGCTGCCGGACGGGTTCGAGGTGTTCCGCGTCGATGAATACACGCAGGCGAAATACCCAGCGCCAAACCTCTGGTATGAAAAGACGCACCTTGTACCTGAAGCCAAGTATGTCGCAATCCTTCTCGGAGAGCAGGAGAGCGTTCCGGCGCTTGGTGTCACTGTCAACGATGCTGTGAAGCGTGCGATAGCGAAGATCGAAGCGCGGAACGCCTCGGCGTCCCATTAAATGGAGCGACAATGCTCGATAGATTAAGTCTTCACGATTACCAGACCCGCGCCGTTGATTTCATCATCGACAAAAAACGCTGCGGTCTGTTCCTCGAAATGGGCCTTGGCAAGACCGCTTCGACGCTAACTGCTATCGCAGACCTCATTGGCGCGTGCATCGTGCGTAAGACGCTCGTCATCGCGCCTCTGCGCGTGGCCAACAGCGTGTGGAAGCAGGAGACGCAGAAGTGGGCGCACCTGAAGCACCTGCGCGTCAGCGTCTGCACCGGCAACAGCAAGCAGCGCCTCGCCGCCCTTCAGTTCGACGCCGACGTCTACGTGATCAACAGGGAAAACGTGGACTGGCTCGTCGAGACCGTGCGGCGCCCGTGGCCCTTCGACATGGTCGTCGTGGACGAGAGCTCGTCGTTCAAGAACCCGGGCTCGCAGAGGTTCAAGGCCATGCGTCGGATCTTGCCCGACACCGAATACATGGTGCTCCTGACCGGCACGCCGTCACCGAACGGGCTTCTCGATGTTTGGGCGCAGATGTACCTCATCGACTTCGGCATGGCGCTGGGGCGCACGATGACCAGCTACAAGCAGCGCTTCTTCGACAGCGACTACATGGGCTACAAGTGGGCCCCGCGCGAGGGATCCGCGCAAAAGATCCACGACCTTATGACGCCGCATGTGATCCACATGAGCGCCGACGACTATCTCGATCTACCTGAGCGCATCGACCTGATCGAGACCGTGTCGATGAAGCCCGGCATCCTCGACGCCTACAAAAAATTCGAGAAGAGCCTGCTCGCCGAGTTGCCCAATGGCGAGATGGTCGAGGCCATGACGGCGGCCGTGCTTGCCAACAAGCTCCTGCAATACGCCAACGGGAGCATGTACACCGACGAGGCAAAGAACTGGGCCGAGGTCCACACCGAGAAGCTCGACCGCCTCGAAGAGATCATCGAAGACAACCCGAACGAAAACCTGCTTGTCGCATACAATTATCAATTCGATCTGGAGCGCCTGATCAAGCGCTTTCCGCAGGCGCGGATCCTCGACAAGAAGCAGGAAACAATCGACGCATGGAACCGTGGCGAGATTAAGCTCTTGCTCGCGCACCCCGCGTCGGCCGGTCACGGGCTCAACATCCAGCTCGGCGGCAATGTGATCATCTGGTTTGGGCTGAACTGGTCTCTTGAGCTTTATCAGCAATTTAACGCGCGCCTGCACCGACAGGGGCAACTGAACACAGTTCGCGTCATGCACATCGTCGCCGCAGGTACTATTGACGAACGCGTTCTTTCCGTTTTATCGTTGAAGAACGCAACACAGACCGCGCTCCTCAATGCGCTGAAGGACTGAGACATACAATGCGCTTCGTGCTCACGATGAACGTCCCGACACGCGGAGAAAAGAGCCGGGACAGAACATACCGCACAGCAGAAGAAGATGACGGACCAAACCTAGTCCATCTTGTTTACTGCGAGCATGCATCAGGATCTTTGGCAGAGTTTACCAAGGCTCTGCGAGAGAACGATTTTGTGATCGTCACCGAGCTCTACAAGGATCGGGTCACAAGATCGATTAGCCCCCGAGGCGAGATGGCGATAAACTATCGCTACATTGCCAAGATCAAACCATATGTGGAGAGAGACAATGAACCATCGCGAAATCCTGAAGCAGTCGGCTTCTCTTATCGCAGAACGCGGTAAGGAGTACGGACCCGAAGACGCCTGTTTCCAGCGCAGCGCGGATCTGGCGACAATCGTGCTCAATAAGCCGATCAGCAAGTATGACGTCGCCATGATCCTCGGCCTAAACAAGATGGCGCGCTTGCAGGAAAGCCGCACCAAAACGGATCATTACGTTGACGGCATCAACTACATGGCCTTCGCCGCGCAATTTGCCGCTGAACAATCAAGCGCCGAAATTGCGGTTGAGGACGACATCAAGGCAATGGCGGCTCGTCTGTCTCCCGAAATGCGTCCACCTATGTCCATGCTTCAGAAATCCGATGCGGACGCCTGACGGCGAAGCCATGGCGGTAGCAGCTCTCACGCTGCTACTTGCCGTCGCGGTATATATCATAATCAGGGGGATGACATGAGCGAGATCGACTTGACGCAATTCGAGGGCCATACGCCGGGACCGTGGAAAGTAGGCTATCGCGCGCTCGATATTTGGGCTCCATCAGAGAAAGGTGGAGAGGCAAAGATATTTGATGTTCGAGGATGGGGGTATCTGACAGGCAAAGGCGACGGCGCGCTTGGTCTGACCGAAGATCAGGCGATAGCGATCCAGACCGCGAACGCAAATATCGCCGCCGCCGCGCCAGACTTGCTCGCTGCCTACAAGGCCGCGCTCGCCCGCGCCGAAGCGGCGGAGGCGGAAGTGAAACGGTTGGAAGCGTTAGAGCTTGCGCGCGCCAATGCAAATGCGCGCGCTGAACGCGCCGAAAGAGAACGCGCAACGTCAGATGAAGTCCGCGAAATGTGGTTTAAGAAGTGGTGCAATGCAGATGACGAACGGAGAAACGCCGAGCGCCAGCGCGACGAGGCATGGACCACAGGCGCAGAAGCGATGCGGGAGGCGTGTGAAGACGTTGCGTTCAAGAATGCCTCCAGTGACGACGATGCGTGTAAAATAGCTGAAACTATCCGCGCCCTCCCCATTCCTGCGCAGGAGAGGAAGTGATGGAAGTGAGCAAAACAATTCAACAGAACGAAAGGAACAAGACCATGACAGACCATAACCCTTTGCCGGTGAAAGGCTACACCGCGCAGATTGATGAAAACGTTCAGATGGTGAACCTGAACAAGCAGGACGAAGAACGGATACTCCGGTCCATCGACCTGTATGGAATGAACCCTGACGTTGACAAGCGATGGCTGGCGATTGCCAAAACGCATATTGAACAAGGTTTCATGGCGATGAACCGGGCAATCTTTAAGCCGCAGCGCATCAAACTGGATGGCGACAATGACTGACCCCGCCCCTTCCGTCCAGCCTGTCCGCGCGTGGGCTGTGGTGGATAAAGACGGTTTAAACGCCTGCTACATAAGCACGTTTGAGACCAAAGAACGCGCTCATCGTCATGCCGAAAGTTGGGACAGATTACGCAAGGACCTAGCCCCTCACCGCGTCATCCGCGTTGAAATAAGGGAGGTGAACGATGAGTGAGTTTACGGATCGACTGCGCGATGGCGGCGAAACCTGCGGCACCGAGCGGTGCAAGGTCAGAGATGCTAGAAACGGATGCATGTGCGCTATAGCCGCCGACCGCCTCGACGCGCTGGAAGCCGAGAACAAGGCGCTGCGGAAGGCATTGCGCGACTGTGTGAACTTCATGGAAAACACGGAGAGCGAATTGGGAATAACGCTGTCCAGCGCCGACCGCGCCCGCGCCCTTCTCGCAAAGGGGGAGAAATGAGCAACGTCACCCATCTACACCCTGTCGAGATTGGCGACGGCATCCGCCTCGACGCGCGGGATATTCTTGACGCCGCCAAGGACAAAGGTCTCGTCCGCGTCATTATCATAGGGGCGCTGTACGATGGCGAATTGTACGTAGCCGGGACGGATGGCGCAGCCGACAGCCTAATGCTGATGGAACAAGCGAAGAAGGTGATCGTGCCATGAGCAACGCGCTTTTCTTGAAAAGGAGAAAGTAAGTTGAAGACACTAACCCTAATCGGGGTTCTGGTCGCCACTCCAGCCCTCGCAGACATGACCGCAGCGGAGTTTTTCAGCCGTGACAAATCAAACTCTTGGACGGGGCCGCTGGTCAACACCGTCGCCAGCCCTTACGGCGCACTGCCAAAGCATATGCCAGCGCAGAAAGAAGCCGTTGCGCGGATTGTTGCGCGCGAAGCGCAGGCGCGGCTGGGCTCACAATGGGTCAGCACGGCCCTCAAGCTCGCCAAAATTGAAAGCTCGTACAACTGTGCGGCGGTCGGCCCTAAAACACGCCACGGACATGCGCGCGGCGTTCTCCAAGTCCTTCCGTCTTCTGCGCGTGCATTGGGGTTTGAGCCGTCGAGGCTCAATGAATGCGACTATGGGGTACGAGTGGGTATTGCCCATATGGCGTCGTGTATTCGCTCCGGGGTGCGGACCCATGCACAGATGGCGGCGTGCCATGTAAGCGGGATTGCAGGATGGCAGCGTAAATTGAACGCTCGCGCTGAGAAGTATCGTCGCGAGTATGTCCGTTTGGCTATGCGCTGACGTCTGGGGGAACAAGTCAATGATGACTGTTGAGGAACTCCAAGCCCACTACAAGTCAGTCAGACAGAGGATGACGGCGGCGGCCGAGAAAGCCGCCGCCGCGGCCAAAATAAGAAAAAAAGAAGCCGACCGCGCCGTGCTCGAAAAACAAATAAGCGCGGCGCTCATGGCTCGAAAAAGAGAAGAAGAGCGCAAACAGTACGAAGCCGAGAAGATCAAAGAGACGCTGCAGAAATACGCCGAAGAGCAGGCTTCGAAACCGTCTCCATACAGAATGAAGATGCTGGAGGTCGCTCGTCAGTATGGGTACGATGTGGATCTGGTTATTGGCAGGTCTTCAAACTGTCGTGTCATGCGAGCTCGTTATGAAATGATCTACGAGCTGCGGGAGATGGGTCTGTCCTTTGCGCGCATCGGTCAGATGATGGGCGGGCGATGCCATACAGCATGCTTGGCCGCTTATAAAAAGTTCAAACGTAAACGCGAACGGGAAATTAGAAATGCAGAACGAACAGAATGCCGAGATCTTGTTGCTGTGGAACGAGGGGAAAACTGCGTCTGAGATCGGATCTCAATTCGGGCTCACAAGAAACACAGTCATCGGAAAATTAAACAGAATGCGGGTGGCTGGGCATGATGTGAAGCGTAAAGTTATTGCGCAACCACCAAGAAGCGCTCGCAAAAAAGAAAAAAATACGAACGGTCCAGAAAGAAAACCAAATAGGCTAAAACCTTTTGCGCCGCGGTCGGTGGTGGAGAGAAGTGCTTTGAACACGGGGGTGGCAAAAACCGATCAGCTGGTTCTTGGGTTGTTTGACGACGCCCCTACGACCAATGTCGACATCATGGGTTTACGCGAGATGTCGTGCCGCTTCATCGTGAAGACAGATCCGCGTAGGGGCGCGATCTATTGTGGGGAGCCGAAGGCGCGCAAATCATATTGCGAAGAGCACGCCAAGATTTGCTACGTCATCGCGACCCTTGAGCGTTCAGATAAGCGTTCAGATCTACGTCCTTCCCGCTCTCCGCGCTCATGACCCGGCTCAGGGGGATGCCCGCTTTGTACGCGAGGCGTCCCGTCGCCACTGTCGGGCGCCGCACGAAATTTTCGTAGCGATTGAGCCAGTTGAGATAGGTCTTCGCCGTCGCAGGCTTGCTGATGATCCGGCTGAAGGCATTGCCCCCGACCAGCATCGCCGTCGTCGAGATCGGTTCGTTGATCAGACCGGCGACGGACAGGCCGCCCAGAACAGTCTGCCCAGTGCCGGACGGGTTGCCGAACTTGTTCAGGTTCTTGAAGCGCTGGGCGACAGATGCGATGTCGTCGAGCGTGCGGCGCATCTCCTGCTGATCCTTGAAGATCATTGCCTTGGCCCGGTCGCTCAGACCGGACCAGCCTTGTTTTCCGAGCCAGCGGTCAGCCGAGAAATTCCCCTGCGCATCGCGCCCGAGCTGGGCCAGAAGGCCACCTTGGAAGGCCTTGATGGTCTCGGGGTCCATCACACGGATGGCTCGTTCGAGGAGCTTGTTGTCGGCGCTGCCGCCCTCGCGCGCGGCGTTAAAGAGCTTTCCGAAGACCTGCTCGTCGCTGCGCTCGCCGCGCACGCCGGTGATCTTCTGGAGCTCTTCCCGCATCTTCATGGCGGCGGCGTATTCGCGGTCGGCGCGTTGCAGGAAGAAGCGGGCCGGTTCGCCGCCCGCCGCCTCGGCAATGTCGAGGACGTCGTTGCGCAGGGCCTTGTAGACCCTGTCCACCTGCGCCTCGTCCACGGTCTTGTTGATCTTATTCGCGGTGCGGAAGGTGCGGAGCTCGGTGAGCAGATCCTTGGCCCCTTGGAAGGTCAGACCTTCCTTGGAGGTGAGGGCGGGCATCAGGGTGTCGATGTAAGACGGCGCACCTTCCATCTTGGCGCCAGCGCGCCGAGCCATAATGTCGGCGACGGCCCCGCGCGTATTGTTGAGCGGCAACATCGCGTCAGGCTTATCCATCAGGCCGCGCACCTCGGTATAGGCCTTGTCGGCGTCCCGGCGCGTCAGGTTGGTCATCCAGTCCTTGAGCTTCGCGCCGATGGCGGCGCCGCTCTGTTCCTTGGTCATGCGGGGGACGAGCGCGTCGATCACGTTCTCCAGCTGCAAGGTCGCGGCCTCACGCGCCTTGATGATCGGCTCGCCAGCCAGAGGCACGTTGCGCGACAGCGCAGTCGCCCTCTGGAGAGGCATGTTCTCGGTGACCGCGTAGAGCGGGAGATCGACGCCGAGGCGCTCGGCGGCCTGTACGCTCTCGGGGGCCTCCGCAGCGGCGCGCTTGGCCGCAGGGGTGGCGAAACGACCAAGAGCGCCACCAAGAACGCCCCCAAGCAGTCCGCCCGTCCCCGCCGC